CGCTACGCCACACAGGCTGCTCGGGCTCGTCAGGCAGCAAACTATGGCCGTACCTACCGAAACACCGCTACGGTTGTTCGGGGTCTGAAGGCGCTGACATGACAAATGAAGCATACTTTATGGCCGAGGGAGAAAAGTTCCTAGCGCACTACGGTGTTCCCGGAATGAAATGGGGTCGTCGTAAAGCTCGGGCTGCTATCCAGCGAGAAAAGCGCCACGCTCGAGGATACAAGAAAGCAACTAAGAAAACCCTAAGCAACATTAAGTCTAGCAAAGGTAAAGTGTTGCTGACTAAGAAGGGTCGTCGTCAGTTGCTCGAGTTGGACCCAACAGCGTATCGCTACAACCGAACAAAGATCGGTGCTAAACAAATCAAACGCCAAGAACGGGCTAACCGCCTCACTGGTAAGATTGTTTCCATCCCGATCAAGGCTGGAGCTAAACAGACTCGTATGGTTCAACGAGCTAATGAGAAAGCGGGCGATCTAGCATGGAAGGGTCTTAAGAAAGGTTATAAGACCGCTTCTAAAGCTAGCGAACGTGTGAACTCAGCTCTAAACACAGCTAGTAAACACGGTGTCCATATCGGCAAGACACGGGCTCGTAACGCTCGTCTTCGTCGTGACTTTAAGACTGCGACGGGACTTCGATAACTATGGAACTCTATTCGTACAACATGATCGGTGAGGAATTCCTCGAGCACTATGGTGTTAAGGGAATGAAGTGGGGCGTTCGCCGCGCTAAAAAGAACTTACAGGGTGTTGCACGAGGCGTTCGTAAAGTTAAGTCAGCATACCGCGCTCGTCAAGAGCGACGTCATCCTAAATCGGCAGACTCAGTAAAGGTCGCTGATTTACGCAAGCAGGTTAAGAAGAAGGGTATTGAGTCTTTAACTAACGCTGAACTTTCTCAGCTAAATAATAGACTCATATTGGAGAACACATACCGAAAGGCTATGACTCACCATCCTGACACAATACGTGCTCAGCGTAACAAGAAGATCGCTCTGGAAGGAGCTAAACTTATTGCACCAATCGCTGGTAAAGCTGTTGGTAATGAGTTGAAGAAGTCCGATGATCCTAGGGTCAAGATCGGTGGCGCCTTCTTAACCGGAGACATAAACATTAGTGATTTCACCGGTGGCGGTAATAAAGGCAAGAAGAAACGTAAGTAATGCTATCTAACACTGCTACACCCCGTTATTACGGCGAGTTCCGTGATAAAGTATTGTCGGGTGAGATCCCCGTCTGTGAAGAGATTTCGTTGGAGATGAACCGTATTGACGGTCTTATCGCCAATCCTAATTTCTATTACGATGATGAAGCTATCGATGGGTTCATTCGTTTCTGTGAAGACGAGTTGACGCTAACCGATGGTTCCGATCTACACCTGCTCGATACATTCAAGTTGTGGGCGGAGCAAGTGTTCGGTTGGTATTACTTCGTCGAACGTCAAGTGTATGAACCTGGAGAAGACGGTAAGCCTGGTAAATACGTGACGAGAGAGATCAAGAAGCGACTGACTGTGAAGCAATATTTGATTGTTGCTCGTGGTGCAGCCAAGTCGATGTATGCGAGTTTCCTACAAGCATACTTCTTGTTGATCGATACGTCAACTACACATCAGATTACAACGGCACCGACTATGAAACAGGCCGAGGAGGTTATGTCTCCTCTTCGTACAGCTATCACCCGATCCCGTGGACCACTGTTCAAGTTTATGACCGAAGGGTCTATGCAGAACACCACCGGGTCTAGAGCTAACCGTCAAAAGTTAGCACCAACCAAGAAGGGTATTGAGAACTTCCTGACAAACTCTCTTCTAGAGGTTCGTCCGATGACTATCGATAAACTTCAGGGTTTGCGAAACAAGTGTGCCACCATTGACGAATGGTTATCTGGCGACATTCGAGAGGACGTCGTTGGCGCCGTTGAACAGGGGGCGTCCAAGTTGGAGGATTACTTCATCCTGGCCGTCAGTTCAGAGGGTACTGTTCGTAATGGTTCAGGTGACACGATCAAGCTTGAGTTAGCCGATATACTCAAGGGTAACTATGTTGCCCCGCATGTATCCATCTGGCACTACAAGTTAGATGATGTCAAGGAGGTGGCTAACCCAGAAGTCTGGGCTAAGGCGCAACCTAACATCGGAATTACGGTGAGTTATGAAACGTATCAGCGTGATGTTGAACGTGCTGAGAATTCCCCCGCTTCTCGTAATGACATCCTCGCAAAGCGATTCGGTATACCTATGGAAGGTTATACCTACTTCTTCACTTACGAAGAAACTCTACCACACCGTCGCAGGGACTTCTGGGGACTCCCGTGCGCACTTGGTGCCGATTTATCACAGGGCGACGACTTTTGTGCCTTTACATTCTTATTCCCCCTTAGTAATGGTGAATGGGGTGTTAAGGCTCGCTCATACATTACGGAACGGACGCTATTCAAGTTACCACTTGCCATGCGTCAAAAGTATGATGAGTTTATTAACGAAGGATCCCTACATGTGATGGATGGGACCGTTCTCGATTTGGAAGAGGTCTATGAGGATCTCGACAAGTTCATCACCGCCAAGGAATACGATGTTCGGTGTCTGGGGTTCGACCCCTATAACGCCAAGTCGTTCGTAGAACGCTGGAGCCAGGAGAATGGTCCGTTCGGTATCGAGAAAGTTATTCAAGGCGTTAAGACTGAATCAGTACCGCTTGGTGAACTCAAGAAGATGAGTGAGGATCGCCTTCTAATATTTGATGAGGCCATCATGACTTTCGCCATGGGTAACTGTATCACACTTGAAGATACAAACGGTAACCGCAAATTGTATAAGAAGCGCTATGAAGAGAAGATCGACAATGTCGCGGCTCTCATGGATGCTTGGGTTGCCTTCAAGTTACATCGAGAAGCATTCGAGTAGGAGGTGATTGAAATAGGTTTTACAGACCGACTAATGCACGCTTGGAATGCATTTTCTAACTGGGAACAACGCTCGCCAAACCTGTCTCAACAGTATGGCCTAACGCAGAGTTTCCGACCAGACCGCAACAGCCTCCGCATTACTAACGAACGGTCGATAATTGCATCTATCCTCACTCGAATGGCGATGGATGTAGCTAGTATCGATTTGCTCCACGTTCGCCTAGACGAAGACAAGCGATTTCTTGAAGAGATCGATAGTGGATTGAACAACTGCTTAACTGTCGAAGCGAACTTGGACCAAGCCGCTCGCGCATTTCGTCAAGATATAGCCCAAACACTCTTTGATGAGGGTGTGGCTGCTATCGTCCCGGTCGATACCACTCTTAACCCAAATGTTACTGGTGGTTACGACATCCTAACCCTTCGGGTTGGTAAGATCACCGAATGGATGCCTAAGCATATCAAGGTAGATCTATACAACGAAGAGAAGGGTAAACGACAACAGATCGTCATCCCTAAGAAGATGGCGGCCATTGTCGAGAATCCTCTGTATTCGGTTATGAATGAACCGAACTCAACCTTACAGCGTTTGATTAAAGCTCTTAACACCATGGATATGGTTGATGAGAAGAACGCTCAAGGTAAACTGGATCTTATCATCCAGCTTCCTTACACAATCAAGTCTGAGGCTCGCCAGCAGCAGGCTGAGAAGCGTCGTAAGGATATCGAGTTCCAACTGACCGGTAGTAAATATGGTATCGCATATACTGACGCTACCGAGAAGGTCACTCAGCTTAACCGACCGGTCGAGAACAACCTCCTCCAGAAGGTCGAGTATTTGACTAAGCTGCTTTATAGCCAACTTGGTCTAACCGAAGAGATTATGTCGGGAACCGCAGACGAACGTGCAATGTTGAACTACAACAACCGCACAATCGAACCTGTTGTGACCGCCATTGTCGAAGCCATGCGACGCACATTCCTTACCAAGACAGCGCGGTCTCAGCGACAATCTATTGTTGCTACGAGAAACCCGTTCCGTCTTGTTCCTGTTGATCAGATTGCTGAGATTGCTGACAAGTTCACTCGTAATGAGATTATGACGGCAAACGAAATTCGCTCGGTTATCGGTATGCGTCCTGCGGACGATCCGAAGGCTGACGAACTCCGCAACAGCAACATGCCTCAAGAAGAGGATTCCGGATTGGTTGGCGAAAGCGAATATGAAGAACCCGCCCAGCTCGAATAGGCGGTTGATTTAAGGAGGTATCGTGACTGCCGATTTCAGTGGTTACGCAACCAAAGTCGGCCTTAAATGTTCGGATGGGCGGACTATCATGCCCAACGCATTTGAGGGTAACGACGGTGCTAAAGTACCTTTGGTATGGCAGCACTCGCATAACGAGCCAAGTAATGTTCTTGGTCACGCTATGCTGGAGAACCGGGAAGATGGCGTGTATGCCTACGGTTTCTTCAACGATACACCCGCAGCCCAGCAAGCTAAGGCTCTGGTGCAACATGGTGATATCTCAGCGTTGTCTATCTATGCTAACAACCTCGTCGAGAAGTCGAAGCAGGTTATGCATGGCGTTATTCGTGAAGTAAGTCTCGTTCTGTCTGGGGCTAATCCGGGTGCGCTGATTGACAATGTGACAATCCGACACTCGGACGGCGATATTGACGTCCTAGATGACGAAGCCGTAATCTACACAGGAGAGGTACTTATGCACGGCGATTCCCTGTACCATGAAGACGAATTCGATGAGGAGACCACCATCGAAGACGTATACAACTCCATGACTGAAGATCAGCAGGATGTTGTAAACTATCTTGTCGGACTTGCTGTTACTGGCGGCGAGGAAGGCGAAGAAGAATTCATCGACGACGAAGACTACATCGATGATGAAGATGAAGAGTTCGTTGACGATGAAGATGTTGAGCACTCGGCCTTTGATGGAGGTTACATGACACACAATGTGTTCGAGAGCCAGGGTGCACGCTCCGGCGGTCGCCCGACTCTGTCCCACAGCCAGATCGAAGAGATCATGGAAGATGCCAAGAAGACCGGCTCCCTCAAGGAAGCCTTCCTGGCGCACGCCGAACAGTACGGTATCGGTAACATCGATATCCTGTTCCCAGACGCTAAAACCCTCCGCAACACCCCGGACTTCGTCCAGCGTCGCAATGAGTGGGTTAGCACCGTTCTGAGTGGTACCCAACACTCCCCGTTCAACCGCATCAAGTCGATTGCGGCTGACATCACTCAGGATGAAGCCCGAGCCAAGGGTTACATCAAGGGTAAGATGAAGAAGGAAGAGTTCTTCGAACTCACCAAGCGCATCACCACCCCCACCACGATCTATAAGAAACAGAAACTTGATCGTGATGACATTATTGACATCACTGATCTCGACGTGGTTGCTTGGCTGAAGATGGAAATGCGTATGATGCTCGACGAGGAGCTCGCACGCGCCATCCTGATCGGCGACGGTCGTGAAGTTGATCACGATGACAAGATCAATGAGAAGAACATCCGTCCTATCGCTAAGGACAACAGCTTCTACACCCACCGTGTGACGGTTGCCTCCGATGTGGCTCCCGATGTTCTCGAGGACAACATCCTTCGCAGCCGTAAGTTCTACAAGGGTACCGGAACCCCGACCTTCTTCACTACCGAAGATGTGTTGTCAGACCTTCTTCTCCAGAAGGACAAAATGGGACGTCGTATCTACTCCTCTCAGTCTGAGCTGGAGTCGGCACTTCGCGTCTCCCGTATCGTTCCATGTGAAGTTCTGGAAGCAACCCCTGAACTGCTCGGTATCATGGTCAACCTGACCGACTACACCGTCGGTGCTACTCGTGGCGGCGAGGTTTCGATGTTCGACGACTTCGACATCGACTACAACCAGTACAAGTACCTGATGGAAACCCGTTGCTGCGGTACGCTGACTCGTCCGAAGTCCGCTATCGCCTTCTGGAAGCAGAAGGGTACGAAGGCTACTCCGGAGAAGCCGACCGTTCTTAAGAACGTAATCACCATCCCGACTACCACCGGTGTTGATTACACCGTTGAGGGTGCTAAGGTGACCGGTACCGTGAACATGTCTTCTGATACCACGGTCGTTGCTGTTCCGCAGAAGGATTACTTCTTCGAGACCGGAGCAGTTGACAACTGGCACTTCAACTTCGTTCCTAACGAACGATAATTGATATGCCACGGTTCTACGGAAAGATTGGTTATGCCGATCAGGTAGAACGCCAACCAGGTGTCTGGGAAGACGTTATTGTTACCCGTAACTACTACGGTGATGTGATACGTAACTCCAGGCGCCTGGATAACACCGAGAATGTACACTCGAACATCTCGGTCGGTAACTCGATCAGTATTGTTGCTGACGCGTATGCCGAAAGCCATTTCTTTGCAATGCGCTTTATCGAGTGGATGGGGGTTTTATGGACTGTCAGCTCAGTTGAGGTTCAGAGCCCCCGTTTAATCTTGCAATTAGGTGGTGTGTATAATGGCCCCACGGCTTAACCTACAAACCATCCTCGAGCAAGTACTCGGTAGCCGGAATGTTTATTTCCAACCTCCGGAGAACCTTAAGATGTCCTATCCGGCGATAGCCTATCACCTCAATGATGAGTGGGTACGGCACGCCGATGATATGGGCTACTTCCGCAAGAAGCGGTACCAGATCACGGTCATAGATCGGAACCCGGACTCTACGATCCCAGATCGAGTCGGTTCATTACCATTGTGTTCATTTGATCGCTGGTACGCTTCTAACGGGTTAAACCATTTCGTTTACAACCTATACTTCTAGGAGGAAGTAAATGGCTGTCCTTACCTGGGACCAGACCGGTCAGCGTTTCTACGAGACTGGTGTTTCTAAAGGCGTTCTGTTCCTGCCTGACACCACTGGCGCCTACAAGAAAGGTGTAGCTTGGAACGGTCTTGCTACCGTGACCGAGAAGCCCACTGGCGCAGAGTCCAATGCGACTTACGCTGACAACATCAAATACCTCAACCTGGTTTCTGCTGAGGAATTCGGAGCAACCATTGAGGCTTTCACCTACCCCGAAGAGTTTGCAGAGTGCGACGGCACCAAGGCTGTTAAGAAAGGTGTGTTTGCTGGTCAACAGACCCGTAAGCGTTTCGCCTTCTCCTACCAGACCTTGATTGGCAACGACGTGGATGGCACCGATAAGGGTTTCAAGATCCACATCGTCTACAACTGCCTGGCCTCGCCCTCCGAGCGTGCCTACTCCACCGTGAATGACAACCCTGAGGCTATCAGCTTCAGCTGGGATGTCTCCACCACCCCGGTGTCTGTCACCACCGAAGGTGTCAAACCGCTTTCGCTGCTGACGATCGACTCCACCAAGGTTGCTCCGGCCGACCTGAAGAAGCTGACCGACAAACTGTACGGTACAGCTACTGAGGAACCATCCCTTCCGGTTCCTGATGAGGTCATTAAGCTCTTCACGACGCCTTAATCCGATGCTTCAACTCAAGATCGAGCTCGAAGAGCTGTTCAACGAAGCAACCGATGAGTTCGAGATGGAGACAGCAACCGTTGAGTTGGAGCACTCTCTCCTATCGCTGTCAAAATGGGAGGCAAAGTACGAGAAACCGTTCTTGTCTCCCGATGACAAATCTCCAGAAGAGATACTCGATTACGTCACGTTTATGGTCGTGACGCCAAACTTCGATTATAATCTTTTGGATCGTTTGTCAGAATCGAACTTTGATGAAATCAATAAGTACATAAGCTCTAAACAGTCCGCTACCTGGTTCGCAGAGGATAATAGCCCTCCGAGTCGGGAGGTTATCACCGCCGAGCTGATCTACTACTGGATGTTCTCGATGCAGATACCTAAGGAATGCGAGGAATGGCATTTGAATCGCCTATTCACTCTTATCCGAGTATTCAACGCTAAGAACAATCCCAAGAAGATGAGTCCGGAAGAGATAGCACGCCGTAATTGTGAGCTGAACGCAAAGCGACTGCGCGAGATGAATACGAAAGGATAGCTATGGCTAAACTCGTGTGGGCTACACCAAATCCTAAGTATCAGTACGGCGTGTCTCATGGTGTGTTGTACAACCTTAAGACTGGTATAGTCGCCCCGTGGGATGGTCTTGTTGATGTTACAGAATCATACGGCGAACCATTGAAGAACGAGATCTATCTGAACGGTCAGAAGATAGGCGAAAGTAATCATGGCGGAGAATACTCAGCTGAGATAAGCGCGTATTCATTCCCATTCGCATTCCGTGACTGTCTAGGGATACAGGAGATCTTCAAGGGGTTCTTTGCCACTCAGCAAGCCCAAAGTGAGTTCTGCTTCAGTTACGAAACCAAAGTGGGCGAAGACAAGAGTATCCTTCACATCTTGTATAACTGCAAGGCTGCGATGTCTAGTGTTAACTACACTACGATCGGTCGGACAGTAGATCCCATCCTTCGTAAGTACAAACTCACGCTCCGGCCACTCTCTGACGAACCAGGTATGGTAGGCACCGCCCATATCTCTATCGATCAGAGCTGGCAACCTACGTTATTTGAGGTAATCACCACCCATTTGTATGGTAACGCTAATAACGATCCTAAGTTATTGTTACCAAACGAGATCCAGGAGATGTATAAGGAGTTCAAAATCTAATGACAGCAATCGTATGGGATCAACCCCAGAACCGTAACTATGAGTATGGTGTCAGCAACGGTGTCCTATATTACGGATCGGGGGTTTTCCCATGGAGTGGGCTCATTTCCGTTGAGGATACGTCTACCCCGCGATACACATCTATTTATGTGGATGGGTTTAAGATTGCTGATGCAGAGCTGGCGCCTGAATACGCAGGTGTAATCAGATGTGTTACATATCCACAGATCCTAAACTATCTAATGGGTATGGAGTCCGACGCCTCCGGCGTTACACATGATTTTACCAACTTCTCTAAGCGTTTTCACATGTCGTTCATGACCAAGGGTTCTGATGGTGATGGTAAAGAGACAGATTTCCTACATTTGCTCTATAATATCTCCGCAACCCCCGATAATCGGACATACACGACATACGGCCAAAACGTCACACCTACGGAATTCTCGTTTAAACTGACGTCTACGCCTGTTGAATTCTTTGGCGGGTCTCCATCAACACATTTCATCGTTGATCTTGGTCAGATTTCAGCCGATCGACGAACGATATTGATGAATACACTTCATGGTCACGAGCGGGATAATCCTCGTATGCCCGATATTCAGTTGATTATCAATGTGTTGATCAATCTCAAGGAAGTTCGGATTGTTTCTGAAGGTAACCTGATTCTTGTGGAGACCAACGAGATGACGTACGCTAACGAGAACGAGGATGGTTTAATCAGTTTCGATTATCCAGCTCGTATCAACCCTGCGGGTCCTGACGTAATCGACTTTGATTTAACCGAATAGGAGTAAGTATGGCTAAGATCTATACCTATAACAATAAATTCCTTGATAAACGGCATAACGACTATATCAAGGCCGTTAGTCTCACCAAACTTGCTGGAGAGCCAGGCAACGCACAGAAGCCTGGTGGGTTAAAGTTTGAAGTGGAGTTTTACAACGGTACTCGGCACGGTACAGAACTTCATCTGTCTGGTTTAGGTGGAGGCGCACCCAGTAACGTCGGTATCAACAACCTCGACTCCAACTTGCGGAACCTACTAGATGTCCATTCGCTAGACATCCGCGAATTGCAGAAGCAGAACACACCATTCAAGGTTGGCAAGCGCTATTACTCGATCGTGTCTTACACTTGGCCGGACTACTACCACGATCAAGACACTAACCCCGCGACAGTGTCAAAATGGAACCGATTCTTGTCATTCGGTGATGCTCTTGGTATCGGTATTCTAAACCGTAACAGTGGTAACTGGGATATATTTGACAACGACTTCAAAGTTCAGGGCGAGATCGCTAAGAACAAAGGTGTTAAGCGTCTGGTCTTCTATGTTAAGACTCAGTATGGCGCAGCCTCCGGTGTTGACTGGGACGGTCGCGCTAATATACCTGATAAGGATAAGTACACAAAAGACTACATCATGGGTCAGATTGAAAAATTCAAGACCCAATACGGTGATCTTGCCGAGGGTGTGTTCTTGGATGAAGTGATCAATGGTTGGGGTGAATCGGCTAAGCGCGCAGCTTGGTATAAGGATCTAATCGACTCTATCAAGTTCCGATGGGGATCTAACTTCTTCGTCGTATGTAACTGCGGCGCCAACATCGCACCAGAACTCCTCAAATGGAAGACCGACGTCTTCATGACCTATGAAGGTACAGCTGAAAAGTACTTGAACGAGGATCCAGGAACTCCGGTTCATACCGCAGACATGGCCAAAGAACCCGGTATCCGTTTCTGGCATGTGGTTCATGGTTGCACTCCGGACAACTATCGTCAGGTGTTTGCTAAAGCGGCTAAGCTCGGTATCGGACATGTCTATGTTACTGACGGTCGTCTCGACGAGTCTGGGCCTGGTGGTCAATGGCAGCCTGTGGGTAACCCATATGAGAACCCACCATCACCTCAGTTCGAACAACTCATCATTCCGTGGATCAACGACTATCTGCCGGTCTACGACAAGATGCTCGAGTTGGAGAAGAAGGTCGCCGCTCTTCCTAAAGGTGGAGCTCCTGAGGTAAAAACATTTTCTTTCCCAACAACATATGGTCTGCGAAATACAAACCTTGTGGTTATTGGAGAGAAACATTGTACTCTACAGTTAGGCGTTCAGGTATTACCTAATGCAGCACAGTATGGCGTTATAGGTAATATCTCCGATCCTAAGATGTACCCGAAGTATGATTTAGACTTCATGGTGGTTGGCAAAAAAGCTGATGGTAGTGCCACCACGACCAAGCTGCGCGTTAACGCTAACGGTAAGATTCAGTACATGGAAGCGCCTCCTACAGGTGTGACTATGTACGGGACTATAACTTGGGGTGCGCTGTAATGACTTTCTCGCTAGAGACTACAGGTACTTGGCAAAACACCGAGAACTGGCTCAAGCGAATGTCTAAAGGCGACATCTTCAAGACTCTGGACCAATACGGCAAAATGGGAGTCGAAGCTTTGGCTCAAGCGACTCCTAGAGAGTCTGGTGAAACCTCGGGTGCCTGGAGTTACCGTACGTCAATTTCCGGTAGCCGTGCAAAGATCGAATGGTTAAACAATCACGTTAACCAAGGTGTCAATATTGCTGTAATCCTGCAATACGGACACGGTACCGGAACTGGTGGGTACGTTCAAGGTCGGGATTACATCAACCCGGCCATTCGACCAGTGTTTGATAAAATCACAGAATCTGTATGGAAGGAGGTGACTCGTGCCTAGCATCGACGAGCGCGTCGTATCACTCAAGTTTGATGCGGCTAAGTTTCAGGGTGGCATTTCCGCCGCAATGACCATGCTTGAGAAGTTCAAACAAGCTCTACATCTACCTGGGGCTGGTAAAGGTATCGACGATTTACAGTCTCGAGTCAACAACTTCAGCACAGGTAACATCGAGGGCGAAGCTAGTAAAGTCGGTTTGGGCTTTGTTGCTGCATCTACGGTAGCCATCACAGCATTAACAAACATTGCAAACAAAGCAGTGGATGTTGGTGTTAGTGTCGCTAAGGCGCTCACCATCGATCCAGTTATGGATGGTTTCCGTGAGTACGAACTCAACATGGGTTCGATTCAGACCATCCTCGCCAACACCCAGAGCAAGGGGTCCACCCTACAAGATGTTAACGGCGCCCTGGATCAGCTAAACACCTACGCTGATAAGACGATCTACAACTTCGCTCAGATGACCAAGAACATTGGTACATTCACGGCGGCTGGTGTGGATCTCGATACGTCGGTATCAGCGATTAAGGGTATCTCTAACCTTGCCGCAGTCTCTGGTTCGGACGCCAACCAGGCTTCCACGGCCATGTACCAGCTTTCCCAGGCTTTGGCCGCGGGTAAGGTCGGGCTACAGGACTGGAACTCTGTGGTTAATGCTGGTATGGGTGGCCAAGTATTCCAGGAAGCCCTGTTCGAGACAGCTAAAGCCATGGGTCGAATCGAAGGTATATCTAAGGATACCTCGTTCGAACAATGGACGAAGTCTGGTAAATCATTCCGTGATTCCTTGCAAGACGGCTGGATTAACGCCGAAGTCCTGACTAACACCCTAAAGGGCTTCACCGGTGATATGTCCGATGCGCAGCTTAAGCAAATCGGATATACAGATCAGCAGATCCAGAAGATCAAAGAGTTCGCCGTTACAGCCAACGAAGCTGCGACCAAAGTCAAGACATTCACTCAGCTGAAAGACACTATCAAGGAAGGTGTTGGATCTGGGTGGGCTAAGACTTGGCAGTTGGTTCTTGGTGATTTTGAGCAGTCGGGCAAGATATTCTCGGGTATCTACAACGCTATTGACCCTCTTATTCAGAAGACTAGCGACGCACGTAATAACCTGCTCGATGGATTCTTGAATAAGCTACACGGTCGAGATCGAATTGTCGCCACCCTGGGTTTGGCATTCGAGAACGTAGGGCGCATATTCAAAACCGTTGGTGAAGCCGCGGGTCAGGTATTCAAACCACTTCGACCTGAGCATCTACTTCAAGCTACACAAGCGTTCCAACGCTTCGTACAAGCCATGACCCCGAGTGAGAATACGCTGAATAACCTTCGCCGGACACTAGCTGGCGTTTTCAGTCTATTTTCTATCGCGGGGCAAATTATCGCACCAATAGTTAGCATGTTTGCTAAGTTGCTTGGTGTTACACTCAGTGGTTCAGGTGGACTGTTGCAATTCACCGGCGCCATTGGTTCTGTGATCACCAAGTTTGATCAATTCCTCCAACAGAGTGGAATTATCAAAGCGTTCTTCGCTGGTCTTGGTGCGCTTATTGCCATTCCAATCGAAGCTATTAAGTCATTTGGTAAGGCGCTTACGTCCGCATTCACCGGCGGTAATATCGACTATATGGCTAATCTGAAACAGCGTGTTTCAGAGTTGGGTAACGTATTTACTAAGCTGACGGGCGGTCCTGATAAGGCTGCTGCCGGTATGAGTAAATTCGCTGAGTCTGCTCAGAAGTTCGGCGATATGGTCGGCCGTAATATGGCTAAAGCTCGGGAAGAGATTCAAAAGATCACCCCCGCGCTAAAGGAAGCATTCTCCTCCGGTAGCCTATCATTCCTGACCGACGCCCTAAACATCGGTATATTCGCTTACCTTACTGCTCAGATTCAGAACTTCGTCAAGAACGGTCTGAAGCTGGATATCAGTGGTGGGTTATTCGATACACTGAAAGATTTCTTCACGGGTAAGTCCGGAATTGGCGCATCCATCAAGGAAACCTTCGGTGCTCTGAATGATACCCTGGGTGCTATGCAGCACAATATCCAGGCAGACACCCTTCAGAAGATCGCTATTGCTATTGCGCTCTTGGCTGCATCCCTGGTTGCCTTGAGTCTGGTTAATGGTGACCGTCTGAAGACGTCTTTGGTTGCTATATCTGTCGCATTCGCTGAACTGATGGCGACTTTAGCCTTAATGACCAAACTGTCCGGTGTAGCAGGCATTGCTAAGCTTCCTGTGATGGCCGCTACGATGATCCTCCTTGCCGGCGCCATAGATTTACTAGCCGTAGCTATTCTAAAGCTAGGCGGTATGTCTTGGGAGGGTCTAGCCAAGGGTATAGTCGGACTTGCCGGAGGTCTAGGTGCTCTGGCTATCAGTCTGAATATCATTAGCGGTAACTCAGGTGTCGGTCTCATCAAGACCACTCTTGCGTTGTACTCCTTCGCGCAAGTCTTGCGTGTCGTGTCCAAGGCTATTGAGACATTCTCGGATATCTCATGGAACAACCTTACTAAGGGTCTAGCTGGTCTGGCCGGTGGTATGCTAACCATGTCTGTCGCTATGCGCATCATGGGTACAGCCTCCGGACGATTCGACGCCGTCACCATGCTCGCCATGGCCAGCTCGATTAAGATCTTGTCCGACTCAGTCAAGGAAATGGGCGACCTCTCTTGGGAGGAATTGGGTCGAGGACTGGCCGGCGTTGCCGCGGGTCTGCTTATT